TGACAACATGGCACCTTTAGCTCCGCCGCCATCGGCATAAGGAGAAAAGATTGTGCTGTGGAGATAACGAACATCTTCACATGCGCCAATTTCTGATTCCCAAGCGCCAACAGAACCGTAATCCTTTACATCAATAAATCCACTCAACGAACGGATATCGGACTTCAGGTCAACATGGCAAAGAGCCACGAAACAAGGAAGTACGTTTTCTGTATTGAATGAAGGCGTTGAACGGACGATTGAGGTAATATGACCGGCTTCCTGGCGTTCTAAAGCACGAACAACTTTACGCTGATCGGCCTTCGTCGGAGCGGTTACTACAGATGTACGCGCGGACACGCTGTTTGCGTAAAACACATTGCTTCCTGCCTTCAGTTTATTGTAACGGTAGGTTTCAATGGTCTTTGCGGCCTGTTCGCCAATACCTGTTTTTGCTATGGAAAACACCGGATCTTCATGGGTATCCGAAATAACATCGGAAATACCAACAGCATTACCCAACTGCTCAAGAGTCGCGGTAATGTCGGTGTAAGTTAATTTCTGCGCGGGCGGTGTTACGCCTTCAACCAACGGGGTTAGCGTCAGGGGAAGATGTTCATACCGGCGAAATTTAATTGTAGTTGATTTATTGCCCGGGAGGGGAGTGCTCTGCCCGAATTTCTCCAATACCATGTACGGCATACCCCTTTTTAAGAGTTCAACGGCTGCAAACGCAATCGTCCTAGGGGGTACATCACTATAAACATTAACCATCTTACTATCCTCCTATTTCTTGATGGAACAAGAGGAATTATTTTGATGTTTTAGCGGCAGCCTCATCCCAAGCTGATTCATAATCTTGGTTTTTGCCTACGCCGCCAGAAGATCCAATAACTCTCTTTCCGGTATCAACCATTTCCATGTTTTCGAGCTTTTTCTTTTTCTCGATATCTCTGGATAGGTCTTTATCTCCGGGCGTTCCAATATTGTTATCTTTTTTAAATCGGGAAAAGAGGTCAATAACATCTGCTGCTTCGCCTTCACTATAAACACGTTGCATCTCTTTTTTGAGATACCCAGGCTGTTCATCAATCCATTTCTTGAGTGTCCCATCATCCCGATACTTCTCAAAGTCTTGATGTTGTCCTTTGATGGCCGCAAAATGCGCTTCCTCGGAAGATTTTTCACTTGCCATAAGGAAGGGAGCTAAATTGTTAAGTAAACTTTTATTTGAAGTTTCAACCATGTCGGCGATATACGCCTTCATTTTCTTTTCAAATAAGGTTCGCTTTTTAGCCTCCGTTTTACTGACTACATCAAATTCTTCATCGTATGTTGCCAACTCCGCTTTCTCTTCGGGCGTTAGGTCGGCGTAAAGGTCAAAAAGGGTATCTTCTAACTCACCCTTTTTCTTTTCCGCTTCTGCCTTTTCCTTTCGAGTCCCTTCCTGCAAGCGTTCGATGTCTGCCATCTTGGTTTGCATTTCATCAAGTTTACTCTTAAAGGTCTCTTTCTCTTCTTTTTCTTTAGAGAATAGCCCTACTAGAGTTTTATACTTGTGCTCGAAATCTTCGGGTTTTTCAGAATCTGTTTCATCCTTCGGCTTGGCTGTATCCTCTGTTTCCCCGCTTTTGTTCAGATCCTTCTCAGGTTCGTTTTCCGGCGGTTTCTCTTCGGGCGGCTTTGCCTTTTCTGAAACATCTTCTTTTACCCCTTCAGCAAAAGCTACATCCAACGCGCTTTCCATCTCAGGTGACATAGTAGAAAGTTCGTTTACTTCATTTCCTTCCCCTCTTTTTGTCATATCAACCCTCATTCAAAAAGTTATTGTGTATATTTTACCACAAAAAATCCCTCTGTGGTTAAATATACCACAAAGGGATAATTTGTCAAGTTATTTTTAGAAAAGTGTGTTATTTTTTCACTATCACCGGATGTTTATTGAAAATATCGTGCAAGTACCTCAACTGTTTTATCGCCCCCTGGTTTGTTGCCACCTCTTCTGCAGAGGCAGTATCATTTCTTTCCCTGTTTTCATCTATTAAGAGTTCCAACAAAGAAATAAACACCCGGACTATCTCAACTTCCTGATTTTCGTGTATCCGATCAATAAGTTTATGTTTTTTATTCTTTTCCACTTACCCCTCCTTTTTTCTGTGACATCGTTGCCACAGTTTTGTCGTGGATTACACCAGCAGAGTCAACATTCTGCTTATATTCCTTCGCCTTAGTCAAAGACACGTCGGCGTCGGCCTTTTGACCCTTCAAATTGGCATCAACATTTTTATCCTTAGCTCCGGCCACCATCTTTAACGATTGTGTCTTTTTATATTCAATTTCGGCCAACTTTAACTCAATTTCCAGTTTCCTCATCTCCGGATCATTAAGCGATGCCAGTAACGGAGCGGCTTCCTCTTCTGTTCGTAACATACTCATCGGCATATCGTGTGCTTTCCACCGTTCCACAAGGAAGGTATACCGCGGGATATACGCCCAATCTTCGGGAGTAAGTGTCTGAGCTAGTAAATTGAGCGCCTGCATACGGACTTCTTTGGTTATGAGGCTACTCGACCCCTGAGCCTTGATTAAAAAATCACCTTTAATGTCATTGCGGGGATTATACTCCATATTCCACTGATAAACTGCGTTGATTACTTCGGAAGTAAAATTATCAAAGTTTTTAACGATATCTTTCAGGGAAACCAATACATTTCCAACCTTTATTGATGCGCCACCAACCGTTTCGTTGGTATTTTTTGGAGGTTCTCCCGTCATCCATGCAGGTAAACAGGTTTCCTCGTCACCAATAGACTTGAATTTGTCCAATAATGCCAACAATTCAGTAATATGGGACTCAAACTCTAATGACCTAAGTGCTGGATATTGTGAATCAACACCATATCCCTCACGAAAAACCATCAGGCGGGGATAAATGGCATCTGGTGGCTGACCGATTAGGGTCGATATATTCATTTCGACAATCGGACCGGAAACGGTAGCGGCATTATCCAAGGCTGCCCTTGCCGCGCCCGCGACTGCAGCCTGACTATGACGCATTATCCGCGCTAATCCCTGCCCGAATATACTCGTTTCGTCTTTTTCGTAATAAAATATTCTATCCGGTCGGCGACCATCAGCGATATTATTCTTGGCTTCTTTGATTACCGTGTTCCCCAAAAGCCATGCCTCGGCCTCATAAACATCCTCGTTTTCGTCTTCCAAAAGTCCCCAGTATTCCAATACCTCATAGTTTTTATTGCTGGTTTCGGGGACACTGGACGACAACGTAGACTGTGTATCGGCATCAATAGACTGAAGATCCTGTTCATATTCCTTTGTTTTAGCATCACCTTTTGGGTGGTCTTTAATATAACCCTTGATATATTCTCCATCAAAATCGGTACGTTTAGACAACTTTTGCATCTCTAGTTTGTTCATAACGTGCCGAATAAAATATCCTTCTGCCTTTTTAATTTCCGTCACGCCCATGTCGGGATAAAAATCCCACAATCTTGTGAATTTAAGTATTGGATATTTCTTCTCTTTTATCTTTGCGACAAAAACATCATCCACAAAATGCCACTCTTTTACCTGAATTGTCTGGACGTGAGGTCCACGAATGATGCCCGTGCCATAATTAACCCCTGATTCCAACACTTTTTTGGCTTCTTCTGTGTATTTAGTTTCTAAAAGCTGATCATCAATTTCAGATTGCATCTTATTGCTGGCTGTTTGTGCATATTTCTTTATCGCATCTGCCATCCGTTTAGATACTTCCTCGGGGTCAAGTTGGGGCATACCTCCAGGCCAGTTTTCTGACTGCTGTTTTTGTAATTCCAATGTCATCTGATCGAGAACTTTTTGTCCCAACATCGCGGCCAACTCCGGTGCAATTTCCGGTTCCGGTGTTGTATCGATAGTAAAATTCCTGTCAGTCGCCGAAAACAACATATCATTCAGACGGGATAAAACCGCTTTGGTTTTTGCCCTTGTCATCTTCGGATAGACATGACTATTCCCTTTTTCTATTTTTACGTCAGGGTCGTATATCCCTCGTATTTGCCGGAGGTCTTCCAACCATTCCGTTTCCTTCTGCCGGCGGTTTGCTTCATTGGTGGTAAATTTACCACGTAATTCACGCCCTATTCGTTGTAGTCTTTCCTTGCGCTTATCTTCATTTTCTTCCATGTTGTCCTCCAATTACATCCCCGCAATAGATGATGCAGGTCTGTGTTTTGTTTGTCTACCTAATCGTTTTAAAAAGTCCTCATTCCGCTTATTCTTGTTTGCTGAATCGGTTACATACATACATAAATATTGCAGGGCATCCGCATAATGGCTATAGACGTTCTTGAAAGGGACATCCGAAAATTCATTTATTGTACCCGGAACCTTCTGTCTATGATATCCTCCGTTCAACGCCTTTCTAAGCATAACACATTTTGGGGAAATAACAAGTGCCGGTTCGCCATCAATCATTTTTGTTAACAGTTCTTCAACGGCAGATATCCGGGGAAGTAGGGCATTTGTTGGCGCTGGCAACACGGTCTTTAAACCCATGTCCCGTAAAATTTCATAGCAGGTTGATTCGTCAGTGGGTCCACGACTTTTTCCAGCGGGATCTCCATACCCTCCTTGTATTGGCATGCCAAAATAACTCATCCGGAGTTGGGGAAACAATATGTTTTTGCCAAACTGTTTTAACCCGCCTTCTCCGCCGAATTCGTCAATAATCAAAACCTTCCCACGAGGGGTAATCTGGGCGAGGATAAGTGTCGGGTTCAACCCAAAGTCCATCCCACATATCAGTGGCCGGTCTTCCATGGGTTGAATCAACGATAACGCCACATGGGTATTATCGTTG